TTTGAACGATAAGTTTCCCGAAAATAAATTTCAGCGAATGAAGGATGCCGCGCTGCGTATCAACAACGAGGCGCGTCGCCGTAAACAAGGGTTCGATCCGGATGCATTGATCTATGCCGATGCCCGAGTATGTCCTCCGTCTACGTTTGTGCAAGATAATCTTCTGAAAACAGAACCGCGATGGGATCACCTGTCTTATCAGCATAAGCTAAAGATGGAACTAAAGGGTCATCGAAAGACCGTTGTGCGCAGAGAAGCTCGCGCTGCGTTGATTGCTTATGGTTTCCTGCGCGGCAATCCGTTCCGTAAGGTCGAGAAGCAAGCTAAATTCCACAATTCAAATCCTTATTCGGAAGCAAACAATAAATTGTGGACCCGGGTCGAGCAGATTGTCAGTTACTTTTCAAACGAAGACCCGCGCATCCTGAAACAAAAGTTTGCTGCCTGGAAGGATGAAGCGTGGCGTTCTTTTCCGGAAGCAATAGTTCATCCTAGTGAACCATCTTTGATGCAGGAAATTGAATTAGCCGAAGGTGGTTACGAAAAAGACTGGAATAATGCTTGACGTAAATTACTGAGTTCATCTATAAATAGAGTGTCATTTGTTGACGTTCGGTGATAGGTAGACAACACCCGATTGGCAGAGATCGGCGCCTCCACCAAAGGCACCTGTGGCGGGTCGTACTCGCACCACCAATCCCAAATTGAGTGGTGATCTTTATGACCCTTGTAGGACTGATAAGTAAGTCCGAATTTGGGGTCACAGGTGTCTCTGATGGGGGCGAATAGAGTCGATTGATACCGAATAACGAACTGAGAATGAATCATTGGCCGAGTCGGCTCGTTTTAAATGGCAACGTACTAGCCTCAATCAGTGAAGCCTTTGCGGCCTAACGGAGTCCGGAGGGGAACTTGGCAACAGAATCCCCTTCATTTTTCCCACAATAGAAGGATAGAAATGGCGGTCATCGAACTATCAACTTTGCAAGATCGATTTTATACAGATTTGAATAATCTTTCACCAAATACAGTCCACGAATATATTGATTTTGTTACTAATTGGTGCTTCAAAGAAAAAATAGAAATTGAAACAATTGCTTCCGTAATCAAATCCAACACAGTTTTCAAATCTTTGCTTTTGAAAGAAGGCAAGGACCTAAACATGATCAAAAAGGAGTCATAATGTCTGAATTTGGTCGTCGGGTGATTGCAGCGGTCAAAGAAATGCGGGAAATGATTGACCATCCTTGGCTTTTCAAGGAATATTATCAGGAACCAACTTGTACAAAGACCGGACTTCCTATCAAATATATTAAGAATTGCGACTGTAAAAATTGCAAGAAGGAAAGATAAATATCCTCGTCACCCGAGGATTTTCAATGCGTGTAAGAATATATGGTAAACCACCAAAACACGTGAAATTGGAACAACTTAGAGAATGTATAAATTTTGTTGCTGATCAATTGTTCACTACTCAGCTAAATAAACATATATACATTTCTTTTTCTTTTAAAAAAATGGAAAAATTCGATGGTTCCTGTACCTGGACCGATAGAATTAAGGAACCTCGTAAATTTCAAATAGAAATCAATAGGTTAATAAAAAAACCAAAGCGCGTTTGCGAAGTTATTGCTCACGAAATGTCGCATGTGATGCAATTTGCCACGGGTTGTTTGACTGATAATTTGAATGAAATCGGCCCACGAGTTAGATGGAAAAATAAAATTTATAAGGATTACGGTTCCGAGGAATATTTAAATTTTCAAAAGTATTTGAAACAACCTTGGGAAATTGAGGCAAGAAACAATGAAAAGATTGGGATAGAATATTATGAAAATTTCATTCAAAGGAAAATCTAGTGTCCTTACTCAGAACGAATGCAAAGATGCCATTACATTTTTTGCATCTAGATTAATACCAAAATATAAAAATATATCTATTTGTATACATTTCAATACGATAGTTGCTACCGATAAATTCGATGCTCAGTGTCAGCTTACAGGGCTGAATAAGAAAAAACGACCTTCTAAATTCAATATCCATCTTAAAGATGGTTTGGATAAGTTTGTTAGTATTATGATGTTAGCACACGAATTGACTCATGTTTATCAGTTTGTGCGCGGGGATCTTCAACCCTGTCAGTATATTTCGGCAGACAATAAGAAAATTATCATTATCTACAAAAATAAGAGATACGAAATGCCAGCGAATGGAACAGTTAACGATTTAGTCAAAGATAGAAAAACCTACAAGAATTTACCATGGGAAAAGGAAGCTTATAAAACCCAGTTTAAACTAATTGATGCTTATGTTGATCGATTTTCCAAGCGAATTAAAAATGAACTACGCAGCTTTTATTTGGATTGACATAAACTACTGAATAAGTAAAATGTACAAAGTATTTCAGAAATTTTAAGGAGTCCAATGCCCACTAATCGTTTTCCTGTTCAAGCCGATGTTGCTAAATTTTATGGTAACCCAAGTATCAATTTAACCAAGTGGAAAAAGGATTATCTTGTTGATATCCCTTGTCCTTGGACACTATATGTTGGAAAGACACCGGTTCATTCCATTGAAATCAACAAGAAAGCCGCACATTCTCTTACGGTTGTTCTGAATAAGATTTGGGACGCTGTACACCGAGACCAAAGCGCTATTGAAACGTTGCATTATCACAAGTACGACGGTTCGTTTAATTTTCGTCCAATGCGCGGCGGACATGCTTTGTCGATGCATTCCTATGGAATTGCGATTGATTTTGATGCAGATGAAAATCAGTTTGGGTCGCATCATGCATTGTTTAAGCCAGATTCCCTGATCGTCAAAGCATTTGAAGAAGAAGGATGGATTTGGGGTGGTCACTGGGCAAAACCCGACAATATGCATTTCCAGGCGGCTCGTGTTCATGCGCTAACCGACGAACTACGCGAATGGAATGTTCCCAATTCGGAATGGCCGGTTAATCTTCCGCCCAGTACAACAATCGAGGATCACTCTGTGGTGCCGGATGTGACTCCGGTTCCTGATACTCCGGTTGTTGTTCCAGTGTCTAATTCTACGTCTGTTTGGAGTCGTATTAAACATTGGTTTACTGAGTAAAAGGAGCCCGTGATGGACGGTACGGAAGAGGCGCGCAAGATAATAGATGAGGCATACCGCGAGAGCGGCGGGCCAACGGAAGAACTGCGCCGGATCTACCAAGCCTTGCTCGATAACCAGCAGCGTCTCGGTCCCGAGTTCGAGAGGGTTCTTTATGACAATCTCTGGGACTTGTACGACCGTTAGTAAAAGGAGCCCGTGATGCGAGACTGGATTTGTAGCCAATGCGGTGAATGGCATTCGGACCATCCGTCCGGAAAAGAAGAGGCCAAACGGGAAGCCGAGAAGCAGATGCGATTGGCTAGGAAAGTTATGGAAGAGAACCGCGAAGCCCTCGCTAAGCTGGCGAAGCGATAGGAGCGCCCGATGGACTGGCCAACCGCCTTCTTCCTTAGCATGTGCGTGGTAGCCATGGCCTGGATGGTAGTCAAAGGGCCTGGATGGTAGTCAAAGCGTAAAAGGAGCCCTGGACTTGGCTGAACACGAACCTTGCATCGGTGCATCGGATGACTGGTACACGCCGCCAGAAATCTTCGATGCGTTGCGTCTCACGTTTGACCTTGACCCATGCTCGCCGGGGCCGGATCATTGGGTTCCAGCAAAACGGATCTACACGAAGGACGATGATGGACTATCTCAACCATGGTCTGGGCTCGTGTTTATGAACCCGCCCTTTGGTGGTCGGAACGGTCACGTCCCCTGGCTCAAGAAGTTTCTTGAGCACGCGAACGGCATCGCCGTCGTGCGCGCCTACACATCGGCAGCTTGGTTCCATCAGTGGGCGATCAAGGTACAGGCGATGTTATTCCCGAAGGGTAAGACAAAATTCATCCGGCCGGATGGCAGTGTCGGTCGAGCACCCGGTCACGGCATAGTGCTTTTAGGTATGGGTAAGTTATCAATCGACGCGATGGCCGGGTCAGGGCTCGGCTTTTTCGTCCGCGTGTAATAGGGACCGTTTTAAATGAATGGATTCGAAGCCTACAAGCTTTACGTAATCTATAAATTATTCTTTGCTGGAAATTGGGATGTTAAAAAATACGGAACCAAATCCAGTCGTCTCAAGCAAGAAACTTTTGAGACACGACCTGATCGTTGGATGTTTGAAAAACTAGCCAAGCAACATAAACACGATCTATCACTTTTCCTGATTGCTAATTTTTCAACGAATCCTGATCTACATGTTAGCGACTTGTTGGAGGATGAAGCCGTGGAACGTCACAAGGATTGGACGCGCCGCCGCGAATCCTTGTCCTATACAGTGGCCAAGGAATTGGCTAGTATGACCAACGAAGATTTCCATGCTGGTCGCGGGCAGCATCCGCGCGCGCTACAGAAGTATTTGGGACGCAAGATTTCCCTGGAATCGTTGCTTGTTTTGTTTGATCTAACAAACATTGATAAGAAATGGCAGGAAAATCTTAAAGGTGATCGTGTTTGGAATAATGTGTTTGATCGTATCAATCGTTATCGCGAGATTTATTCTTATGATCAGGCAAAAGTGTTTGATGTAGTTCGTAACAAACTTGTTGACAACAATATAAAGCTCGACTACATTGTTTAGATAAAGGGAAGGCACGAGTTCTCTTTCCTAGTTCAAACGTGAATTAGGAACCTTCCCACCATTTACATAATGATACATGTGATATGTAAGGCTGTAAAAAAGGAAAGGAAAGTTGTATGGCTGATAGTTTTTTGGATCTGAAGAAATCGCGCGGAGCAAGTGCCGAGAAGTTGAAAGCAAAGCTTGCTGAACAATCCAAACAATTCCAGGAATCAGACGAACGCTTTTGGAAACCGGAAGTCGATAAGACTGGTATTGGGGAATACGAAATCCGTTTCCTGCCTCCTAGTAAAGGCTCCGAAGATTCGTGGGTCAAATATATTGACTACGGTTTCAAGGGTCCGGGTGGCTGGTATATCGAAAAATCCCTGGAATCAATTGGGCAGACCGATCCTGTAAAGGAATTGAATAATTCTTTGTTCAATACCGCCAAGGGTAAGGAATATTGGAACAAGGGTCTGCTTGGTGGTGCACCAAAGACCGGAAACACCCGTCCACGAACTCATTTTGTGTTGAACATTAAGGTTATCAAGGACTCGTTTAATCCGAAGAATAACGGAAAGGTGTTTCTGTTTAATTGTGGAAATCAGATTTTTGATTTCATCCGCGAAGCACAACATCCTAAGTTTGCTTCAAAGAAGGCAATCAAACCGTTTGATTTCTGGGAAGGTGCTAATTTCTACCTGCGGGCAACGTTGGGAGACAATAAGCAGCGCACCTACAAAGAGTCCGAATGGGCATCTCCGTCACCTCTCGCAACGGATGAAAAAGACCTGCAAAATACTTGGGAAGCTCAACATTCACTCGCTGAATTTATCGATCCCAAAAATTACAAGTCTTATGCCGAACTGAAGGCAAAGCTTGACCGCGTTGTTTCGGGTGCAGTATCAACTGTGACTGCGGAACAAGAAATGGACGACGAGCCGGTAGCACCGTCTCCCGTTCAGCGTTCAACACCGGCCCGCCAAATGAAGGAGGAAACACCTCCATGGGCAGCTAGTGAGGACTCGGACAATATCCTTGCTGAACTTCAGAACATGGTAGACGACAAATAAGAAAAAAGGGCCTCACGGCCCTTTTTTTACGCCTTTTTGGGTAGTGAAATTGGTCCGGGACTCTTTACCTTGCCGCTACCTGCATTTCCTTTTTGAGGTGCAGAAAGTGGGGAAGGTGGGCTTTGGGTGCTTCTGACTGCCATTTACTTTTCTCCTTATTCGATGCCTAATGCTTTCAGGACCTGAAGTGTACGTTCGGCCCATGATTTATTTAACGTTGCGAAACCGTCAACAATAGCGTGGACAGAATCATTACCGACTGCTTGCGAGGCAACGATAGCCTTAACCGCAACAAGGGCTGCTTCAAGTGCAACAATTCCTACGGCAGGAATTCCAAGCACAGGACCAAGTGCAATAAGTTCAGTTAAAATCCCTTCTTCTACTGCTGCATTTTTGACCACGTATGTGGCAAAGGCGTCAACATCAGCTTTGACAACTTCTCTTTCGGCTTTGATATCCGCCCAAATCTGAATGGCGGTCGGCAGAGAAATGCCACCTTGAAGGTCAATTTTAATTTTGTGAAAAAAATCTGAAAGCTGGCTCATATAAATCCTTTATTAATTGTATCTATTCTATTTATAAAATACTGGTTGACACCTATAAAAAATGAAATAATATAGCATTTCAAGATTAAACATCCTTCTAAGGAGAGTTGAAAATGATGCGAGTTCTCGTAGACGGACGATTGAAGCACCATTACATTTTTGACAATATGTCGCAGGATGACATGAAAACTTTTTCTGATTACATTCGAGATTTATGGAAAGATTATTTGACAATGGGCAAAAGAGTTGCTATTGTTATTAACAATGCGGAGACGCGGTACATAGATACACTATGGAACCCAAACTTCGTACTAAGGAAACAACGTGCCCGAGGTGAATAAAAAGATACTGTCCGCCGTTCTGTTCGCCAAAACGGTCCATCGGGATCAAGTGCGGAAATACACGTTCGAACCTTACTTTGTGCACCTGGAAGAAGTTGCCAGGATACTGGAACGCTACAGGGCACCCGATGAAGTGGTTATGGCCGGTTACCTACACGATACAATTGAGGACACCGACACAACCAGGGAGAAACTGGAACAAGAATTTGGGTCTTATGTTGCCCATCTGGTTTGGGAAGTGACGGATCAATCCATATTCCTACCGGAACCGCGACCGAATCAGAAAGCTCGTAAGGCCATAGATCGAGTGCACAGTGCCTCTGCGTCGTACTGGGGACAATCCATCAAGTATGCCGATCTTATCTCCAATACGGCATCCATTGTGCAGCACGATAAAGATTTTGCGGTAGTGTACCTGAAAGAAAAAGGTGCTCTGCTGGAAGTTATGAAAGGTGGTCATCCTGATTTGCTTGTTGAATGTATGGACATATATCAGCAAGCTTTGATGGAAGTCTGAAATGACTGCCACACATACGGAAGATGCTGCCGATGTATGAATCATCGAACCTATATTTACAGAGGATAGCGCGAGCCCTTCAGGATGAAGGGTGGAACGACGCGCTGGAGATATGTTCAGACATCGTCCGTTCATATCTTGGCCAAGGCAACGAAGACTGCGAAAGGCTTTTGCTGGCTTTCAAGAAGCAAAAGCGCGAACACATATGACGGATATTCGATGATCGAGAAATGGGAATACCGCGAAGAATATATCCCCCTCTCTATCCGCCATGAGAGGCTGAATGAGCTTGGCGAGAGCGGATGGGAATTGGTTCAGTACGGTGATGATGGCTATGCACTCTTCAAGCGGGGCCGTCAGGAACATGACTAACCCAGGCCGCCTAGACGAGCAGATTGTGCGCGACCTTCGCGCCAAAATCAGCGAAGTCCAGTTCCTGCTGGAGGCAACCTTGTCTGACTACTCGGCAACAAGCATTCGAACTCATATCCGCGCGCTGCACCGCATCGTTGACGCAGATGTGCTGGTGCTCGGGTGGTAGCGAATATAATGGATATACGATGATCCCAAATCCAGAAGAGATCATTTCAAACTACATATCGGCCTATGAGGCCGCCAACGGGAAGCCATGTCCCTACGCAATCATGTATGAACGCGGGTGGTTTACCTTCCGCCACTCCAGTGCACCGGACAAGCGATATAGACGGATAGACCTGTGGGAAATGACTGAGAACCTCAAAGAACGCATATGACAGAGATGCGATCCCTATTAGCGGGCCGCCATCGGCCATCGGCCCTGATCTTCTTGGCGAGGGGCAGGGTTAATAAGCCTGAACGAATCCGGGCTTATGTGGCGGCCCACTAATGCGGATCAGATACAAGAGATAGGCGATGTGGAGAAAATCAATATGGCAGTCCGCTTGGTGTTACCTGTTCCACTGGCGCGTCTGTCGTGTACTTCCTCACGTGACAGGGTTCTATTGCTTCCGCTGTAAACGAAGATGGGTCGTATATAAGAGATAGTCGGCTATGAAAATCTTTGTTTGGCAAGGCGACGGTGTTCTGACCGATTACACAGATGGCATGATTGTTGCTGTGGCAGCGGACCTTGAGGAAGCGCTGGAGACGATAAAATCGTCATGCCCGCACGCCATGGGAAGCTTCCCGCCTATACCGACTGAAAGCGTGGATATCGGCCCGGTGTTTCTGACATCGAGGGCTTGGGTATGTTGGGGCGGCGGATAATAGAAATCGGATACGACTGAAGGCAGATCGATCCCCATAATGAAAGACCAAGGCGAAAGCGGGCTAACCACCCACCCCATCGACCAGGGGAGATACACGGCCAAGCCCGGATGCGGTGTGGTGCCGCCAGTGAGCAAGGTGAGGGGTTGCCCTCTTAAAATGGCGGTCGAGTCTTTCATTATGGGGATCGGATAGGAGTAGCGCGATGCAGGTTATGGGCACCAATCAACGTCGGGCGTTTCACTATCTGCAACGCTATCGAAAATGGCCCGCGATGTACCCAGGTTGGGTGATTGATAGTTATTCAACTACCCGGGTTATCATGGAGAGCTTGATACGTCGCGGTTTGGTTACAAAGTCAGGTGGTAGATATCATCTTGTTCCAGGAAAGGAGCATGTGTATGTCGCGAAAATCAGAAAAGTTGCCGACTTGGCCTAAACGAGTTGAACATCCTTTTCAGGAAATTCACGAAAAGGAAATAGATCGACTTGAGCGTCTTCACAATGTTCTCCGTGAGGACCCACTCGATTCGCAACTTATTCTTAATCAAAAACGCGACTTTAAAAAAATCTTCGGCATATGAGTAAAACACCCACACGCGAAACTCTTATTGAATGGATCAAGTGTGTTCACGATCTTGGTCTGTCTTTAATTGGAAATGATCGTGTCTGGGTTAGACGCGACGGGTTCAACGTGATTCTGAGTAGCGAAGCAGTGAGAATTCTAACGGAGGAAAGTCATGCGTAGGTTAATCGCGGTGGCTTCTGTTGTTCTTGTAACAACTACTTTTGCGGATGCAAGAGGCGGCGGATTTCATGGTGGTGGAGGTTTCCATGGTGGTGGATTTCGTGGTGGCGCTGCGCACTTCGGTGGCGGTGGTCGTTCGTTTGGTCGTGTTGGTGGTTTTGGCGGTGGTTTTCATGGCTCCATGGCTCGCTTCGGCGGTGGTTTCAATCGCGGTGGGTTTGGGATTCATCGTGGTGGCATGGGCTTTGGTCGCGTTTCTCCCGGATTTGGATTAGGCGGAAACCGGGGATTTTTTAACGGCCGAGGCAACAATTTTGGTCGCGGTGGGAATTTTTCTCACAACTTTGGAAATTATTTTCATGGAGGAAATCGTGTTAACAATAGAAACATTAATTCTTTTAACGGTGGCAACAACGTTATTAATTCGTCCTCAGTTGGGGGTTTTGGCGGTGGGTCTTTTGGTGGCGGGGGCTGTTGCGGTGGTGTGGGCTTTGGTGATATTGCTGGTGCTTTCTTTGGCGCTGCCCTTGGGTATTTGGTACCTCCTGTTGTGTCTCCTGGAGTGGTCGTACAACCAGTTCCTGTACCTCAAGCGGTCCCTGTTCCCGTCCCAACACCGGCGCCGCAATACGACACGTCGGCGTTCTTGAGTCTTCCCCTCGATCAGCAAAAAAGAATGATCATGGAGGCGATCAATATCTATTGCAATGAGGGTCCCGGTGATCCTATGTGTCGGCAACCGTTGCCGCCGAAGTAGGGGGTCGATCTCATGCCTAAGTATCGTATTGATATATATGCCAGCAAATTAAATAGTGACCCGCACGAATACGAAGATATTGGGGGGTATGTCATGGCGCCCAATTCAAGCATAGCGATACTTAGAGCGCTGGAACGCTGGGTTTGGAGTCATTTTGATAAAAAGATTCACGGTATTCATGTCGGCCGTGAACTTCCGGAAGATCATCCAGAAAGAAAACATGTCGGTGACCGGGAAACTATCATATGAAACTTTTAATATTTTTCCTATCTTTGACGGCTGCCATGCTTTTACTTGTAAGTAAGATTCCGTATCATGATTCAGAGTATTACAAAAAATCCGAACCTGTTTTGTATAATAAAAAAGGAGGGAATGATCCCTCCTCTTCTTCGTCTACTGCTTATTACGATTAAACGATATGCCAACCGGCATTCGTTTGCATGAATCCAACAAGTGCCGTATCAAAAGCCTGATAGGCGTGGCCAACGTCATATCCGCCGTTCATCTCCGCTGAATTCCAGGCTTCGGTTCCCTGAATCAGCAGGTTATTCAACGTCTGAAGATGAGCAGCGTCTAGATGCGTCAATGACGTACCCGAAACCTGATGCCCATCAAGTTGCAGAAGGTGCTGGATATCGTAATCAAGCGATGCCTGGGGACCAGTCTTTCCAGCAAACGAATTGATTTCCGGACCAGTACGAGGTGCGGGGACCAAACCGTCTGAATCGAGCAGAGACTGGGTATCGGATTGCGACTGGTAGAGATTGATCCAGTTAGGACCAACCGAGCCGTTCTGCATGAATACAGAACCGGAAGAAATTTGAAAAGTCATCGTTGTTTAGCTCCTTTGGTTGATGGTTATTGGTCCCCGGAGAGACCATTCGAACCGCCCAGTATATGATTATATATTTATTTTTGTCAAGGTAACAAAGGAGGAAAAATCGACCCGATCTTGACAAAAAAGCAACCTATAAAGTAAGCTACTTTTACATGCTAAATAAACCTTAAAGGAAAGGGAAATAATGAAGAAGCAGATAGCGACTGCAATGTTATTTTTTGGGCTTTCGGTGGCAACGGCACAAGCAATGCCGCCAGATTGGACAGTCACACAGAGGGATAATCGACCATCCTTTGATCTTAAATTAAATGAACACGAGCGACAATATCGTAATACGGGTACGCTGACATTGCGCGATCCTATTTTCGGTATCACACTTGGAACCTATAAAATCGCTACAGGTGGATTCGGCCATGGTTCTGCCCCTTTTGGAACATATAAAATCGGCCGTTTTCGAGATCCAACTAAAAAAGATCCAGACCCAAAAAACATTGGAAAACGCTGGATGCTTAAACAAGTTGGTCAGGAAGAAGATGGAGATGCTTATGATCATAAACTTAGCATCAAACGTACAGCCATTGAATTACACAGATTACGATTTTCTAATGGAACGGCTGGATGTATTGGAGTCGGAATTTCCCCGGAAAATTGGGATCAGTTTGTTCACGATGTAAATTATATAATTTCTCAGGTGGGGGAAGTTACTTTCAATGTGGTCGGAAATCCAGAAGCAACTCCAAACGATACATGGAATCCTTTTGGGAACATTGTATATAAGAGAGTGAAACATGCAGAAAATAAACACCATCGATCTAACCGTTCCTACTCTAAAAAAGTTGGAAAAACAAAAAAATACGCAAACAAACATTCCGGACGAAGACACCGGAAGGGTTGACAACAAAGTTGACCCAATTACAATAGACTTTATGGAAAGTTTGATCAATCAACCTTAAAAAATTTGGAAAGTAGAAAGTTTTGAATGATGCAAAAGTTTTGGTGTCTACATGGTCGTCCACCCGATGCCTGTGATTATTGTGATGATGATCAGCCTGAACCAGAGGAAATAAAAATTGAAAAAGAATTCAGGAAGGATGAAACATGCACGACAAACTAATCAAACTAATTTGCATCTTCCAGATCGCCACCGTGGTGTTCTTTTTGTTGTATTCCTATGCACGGGCAGAAATATCGGATGTTTTGTGGATCATGCTGTGGACAGACAAGGATAATGTAGTTAGTCCGATTGGTATGTTTCCAGACGAAAAACGTTGCGAATCCGCAATGAATGTTTTGAAACTAAAAAATCCAAATCTTACCCT